CAGTTGGAATGGTTACTGTAACACCTGTCGCCACTTGAATAGGGCCTGCAGATTCACCATTATTTCCAGTAGTCATTGTATAGTTAGAAGTGATTGTTTGTCTATTTTCGTAGACGCAACCGTTAGCAAAACCACCGGTAGTGCCTGAAAGTGAGTTTGCCTGAATGTTTCCATTTACTAACAAATTCCCAGCGCCGGGGTCTGTTGTCGTACCAATAGACACACCGCCTGCGCTAGATATTTGCATGCGACCCACGGTGTTAGTCTTAAACTCAACCGCAGCCGCCGCGTCAGTACCAAACACCAAAATGTTATTTGTCTGGTCCCAGTACCACTGACCTTTTTCTGTACCATTATTATATAATGAAACTGTTGTATATTGCTGACCAGCATTATCAACTATTAGGTTGTTGGAGTTTCCGCCTTTAACATATAAAGTGCCTGGAGACGCTGTAGAACCAATAGAAACTGTTTGGGCAAAATTGTTTACGCCGGTAAAGTTATTATTAGTGCCAAGAATAGAACTACCAGCCGTGCCAGAGTATCCTGAGTACCCGCTTAACCCCAAACCACTATAGCCACTATATCCGCTAATACCACTACCGCTATAGCCACTATATCCGCTAATACCACTACCACTATATCCGCTAATACCACTATATCCGCTATAGCCAGACAAGCCGGCAAGTGTAGTTACAACACCCGAAGTATTTTTGTAAAACAGCTTTCCGTCGGCAATGTTTAGCGCCAACTCACCCAGGTTCAAGTTACCCGCGGTGGGCACATTGCCGGGTGTCGTGCTGCTATACAGCTCTATCGGAGTGTAGCCAGATTGGGCCATGTTTTATTCCTCTAAACGATCTAATATTTCTTTTGGTTTTACGAATCGCTCATTTCGGTGTTCGGTAGCCTCCCACCATAAAAATTGGTTTTCTACTAAGTGCGATCTATCTTTTAGTAGATTAATATTTTCAGGGTGCCCCCAGATCAATGGATCAGATGGCCCCCATAATACGATCCCTGGCTTTCCTTCATCCCAGGCTAGGTGCTGAAAAAAACTATCAACTCCAACCCAGGTTCTGCATTCTTGTATTAACTTTCTAATATCTGCGATTGGTAGGTTTTTCCTAAAGTCGGGGACAAGTTGCTTTTCCCCTTCTACTCCTACTTGAACAACACGTTCAATTTTTCGCATTTCTTGTACAAGTACTTCCCAAAATGGATAGTTCTTTGGGTTCTCTTTACCAGTCCTTAACTTCTGTGCGTACGGCGCTATGATAATCATAAGTACATCTTCCTGTACGCGTCTTCCAGATTACCCTTCCACTTCCATTGGTCCATCTTCTTATAGATGTTCCAGTGATCAATGTCGCCAAACAACGCAATAGCTTCTGCTATCGAACGTCCGGGAACCACTTCAGGGTAACATGTAAAAACTTCAGGGCTAGGTATTGAAGGGAGAACATGACTAAATACAATGTGGTCGCCAAGGCCACAATTAAGAACCACAATGGTTTTGCCACGGTATTGCAGAAGATTTCTAAAAATCTTTTCGTCATGTTCGTATAACTCGCTGTTAGTTTCGCTGCGAATCCCGCCATTAGGATTCTTCATGTGCCAGGTTATTGCGTTTGGTACTACTAAAATCTTATAGCCTTTTTGGTGTAGACCATAGGTAAAAAGTGTTTCTTCTCGGTGTGCTACCCGTGAAAGACCCAGATTATAATCAACAACCCCACTACGATATAAGAAAGAGCAGTGTAGATGTTCAACCTGTTTTACCTCTTTAATTATTCCCCATTGAATGTTCGGTTCATTGGAGATATCATCAATTTTACCTGTAGATTTGGAAACATCGAAAATAGTAGGTAAAGTTAAAACTGAACCACCAATTGCTCCAACATCTTTTGCTGCATATTTAAGCAGGTTTTCCAATACGTATGGTTCTGGTACTGCGTCATCATCAACGCGCCATACCCATTCATATCCGTCTGTACATGCAGAATGGTTCGCATGTTGGTGAATGTGGTGCTGACCTTTTTTCTCAGCATATCTCCATTCCCAAGGCACGTTTTTGGCTTTTAATATCTCAAAAAAGTGCTGATATATGAACTCATTTCGCATATCTTGCGGTTCGTCATTATCATCAAAGATCACCAGTTTATCTGGTAATCGTGTTTGATTCATAATGGCTTGTAATACTAAGGGCAGTGTTGTTAAGTACCGCCCCCGTGTTGCTACGGAGCACAGTACTTTACTCATTTATCAGCTCCGCAAAAGTCTTACCAAGTTTATCTTTTTCACTTAAAACTGGGGTTTTATTTTCCCAATTAATATTTAAATGTGGATCATTCCAAAGTAAAACTCTTTCGTCAGCTGGATCATAGTAATCAGTTGTTTTGTAAGAAATAATTGCATCATTAGACAAAACTAAAAATCCATGCGCAAAACCTTCTGGTATCCATAACGACCAATTATCAACCATTTCATATTTAAACGATTGACCAAAAGTCTTCGAGGTTTTTCGCATATCCACAATAACATCACGTATTCTGCCTTTAACTACTCTAAGCAGTTTAGCTTGTGGCTTATTTTTTTGAAAATGTAACCCTCTTAAAACGCCTTTATAAGACCAAGATTGGTTGTCTTGAACAAACTTTACATCCCATTGTTTTTGATTAAAGGCTTCCGTAAACGTGCCCCTAATATCACAAAACACTTTTGGTTCAATTAATTTAGGTTCAAACATCATCCCACCTGCAAATCATCAGATTGCTAGGATTTGCTGCATTTACTGCTTGCATACGCTCTGATATTTGACCATCGTGGCTGATATAAGCAAACTTAAAGCCAGGAAAATCTTTCTCAGTCAGACCATGCAACTTGTGATGCTCACCCCAGAAACCCTTTGGTTCATTATGGGGCACAGTAATCAGTAAACGCTTGCAGTGCTGCTTTAACTTTTCAACGATCTCCAGACCATTATCAAGGTGCTCAATTACTTCAAACGCAATGATATTGGTGTAAGTACCAAGCTCATAGTTATTAATATCAGCTTGGTAGAATGTTGCATTCTCACCCCATTCTTGTTCCTTAGCCACCTCAACGATAATTGGGTCATAATCTAAACCAATATACGCCGGTGATTTAAGGAACTGATACCCATAACCAGTGGAGCAACCAATCTCTAGCACAGAGCCAGGTAATACGTTCTTAGCTGCCCATTCATAACGCTGTGTCTCACGTGGGAAAACAGGGTCATCTTTTAAAAATACAGCTCGCTCATAATTATTTGAGAGCATGAACTTATAATGCTCTGGATTATGTTTTTTAGCTAAAATATATTCGTTTTTAGAAAATGCTTTTTTGTATGCTTCAATTAGCTCTGGTTGGTGTACCGTTGCTTCAGCAATATGGTAGATTGGAAAGTCGCCTTGATATCCGACATCTACCAGCTTAAATCCTGCCTCTTCGGCGCGGAAACAATAATCAATATCGTCACAGCCGCCCATTTCTAGGTCTTCATCAAGATAGCCGAGTTTGTCAATTACTTTTCGGTCAATCATAACGCAAAAGAATACAAAAAAGTTTCTCATGGTGATTTGAGAATACAAACTCAATACACCAGTTAAGTCACCCACATCCAAGCGCTTAAGCCATCTATTCTTTTCTTGCTCGAGTAAAACTATGTCGTTGTTAAGAAGAACAACCTTTTCCCCAACAGCCCTCTTCATTCCCTCATTAGTGGCCTTAATAAAGCCAAGGGGTCTATCATCCCAGACAATGCCAATATTTGGAACTGCTGTTTGTAGGTAGTCCAAATATGCCTTTGTATTGTCTGTGCAACCGTTTGCCGATATAATCAACTCCACGTTGTTCATATCGGTGTACTTAATAATCGAATCAATGCACGGTTTAAGCAAATCGTCGCAGTGATTGTAAGTTGGAATTACAATGCTGTATTTCATGCTATCCTAGGAGAGTTTATACAAACTCGTATTATACTACATATACTAATGCAAAAATAAGGGCAAATCCGCCCTTAAACTACAACCCAACGGCTTCCTGTTGAAACTGTTACCGTGACACCAGTATTAATGGTCACTTTGCCTGCCGATACAGCATTATAGCTAGAAGGCACTGTATAGTTTGCAGTCACAGTCTGTGAATTAAGATGAAACGGGGTTGTTGCCTGTAAAACAGGTGCAACCAAGCTGCCAGGGGCATTGGGATTAAAATAAACCGCGTTTGTACTAGAACCTATTGCAGTTTGGTTTGAACCGGTGGCAGCCACACCAACAACATAGTAGTTGGTATTTGATATGCTATTTGTTGCATTAATTGTGGTAGAGGGGCCTGCAGCGCCGCTGTAGCCAGAATATCCGCTAGTACCAGCTGATCCGGTTGCACCGCTATATCCAGAATATCCTGATGTACCTGTTGCGCCGGCAGAGCCGTTTGTACCGCTATAGCCAGAATAGCCTGATGTGCCTGTTGCACCATTAGCACCAGAATAACCACTGTAGCCAGATGTGCCATTAGTACCTGTACCACCACTATATCCTGAATAGCCCGAATAACCAGATGTACCATTTGTACCAGTTCCACCAGAATATCCTGATATTCCTGAATATCCACTGTAACCACTTGTTCCATTAGTGCCAGTGCCACCACTGTAACCAGAATAGCCACTGATACCTGAACCACTATAACCAGAAATTCCTGAATAACCACTTGTACCAGAATATCCACTTATTCCTGAAAACCCACTATAGCCAGATGTAGATGCACCAGAATAACCACTAATGCCTGAAAATCCACTTATTCCAGAATAACCAGAAATTCCTGAGAAACCACTGTAACCACTAATACCAGAAAATCCTGAATAACCTGATACTCCAGAACCAGAATAACCACTTATGCCAGAAAAACCACTGTAACCAGAAATGCCAGAGAATCCACTAATTCCAGAAGCGCCACTGTATCCTGATATACCTGAATATCCTGAGATACCAGAAAATCCTGAATAACCAGACAATCCTGAACCTGAATAGCCTGATATTCCACTGTACCCGCTGATACCAGAGTATCCACTGTAGCCACTGTATCCACTTACGCCAGAACCAGAGTAGCCGCTGATACCGCTGTATCCCGATATGCCAGAGTAGCCACTGATGCCACTATATCCGCTGTAACCTGATATGCCAGACCAGCCAGAAATACCGCTGTATCCACTAATACCACTATATCCAGACCAGCCAGAAATACCGCTGTATCCACTATAGCCGCTAATGCCTGAGTAGCCAGACCAGCCAGAGATACCACTATAGCCACTATAGCCACTGATGCCAGACCAGCCAGAGATACCACTATAGCCGCTATAGCCTGATATGCCAGACCAGCCAGAGATACCACTATAACCACTGATGCCAGACCAGCCAGACCAGCCAGACCAGCCAGATATACCACTATAGCCACTGTAGCCGCTAATGCCTGAATAGCCACTAATACCGCTGTATCCACTGTAGCCGCTAATACCTGAATAGCCACTATAGCCACTATAGCCACTGATACCACTAAAACCAGAGAATCCTGACACGCCGTTAGCGATTGCCAGAATGATGTTCTGGTTGTTTGTAAACGCTGACCCAGTAGATGATACTAACGATACTGGAATCGTAAAATAGTTACCAACCTGTGTTGGTGTCGCAGTGATCTTCCAAGTTTGTTGATTGGCACTGCTTGTTTGGTCTTGAATGACCAGCTCTTCAGTTGCCATCAGCAACTCAAGGAATACCGTAATGTCTACACCGTTCGCTGCCAGCTTGTTGACATTAATCTGCGTTGCGCTAGTCTGTGTGGCATTATTCCACAACAGATAGTCAGAACCAGGGTCACCGCTTGTAGCAGATGTGTTGGCTTTGTAAAAGTAGTAGCTTGACGATACACCGCTAACACCAGAGAACCCGCTGATGCCACTAAAGCCACTATAGCCACTGATGCCACTATATCCGCTGTAACCACTGATACCGCTATAACCAGAATAGCTGCTGTATCCAGAGATACCACTATAGCCACTGTAGCCTGATTGACCACTGAAGCCACTGATACCGCTGTATCCACTAATACCACTATATCCAGACCAGCCAGATATACCACTATAGCCGCTGATACCACTATAACCAGACCAGCCAGAGATGCCACTGTAGCCGCTGATACCACTATAACCAGAATAGCTGCTATATCCAGAGATACCACTGTAGCCGCTGTAACCACTGTAACCAGACTGGCCACTGAAGCCACTAATACCAGAGAAACCACTGTAGCCCGATTGACCACTGAAACCGCTAATACCAGACCAGCCACTATAACCAGATACGCCAGAGCCAGAATAGCCAGACCAACCGCTGATACCACTATAACCACTGATACCAGAGTAGCCGCTGTATCCAGACTGACCACTATAGCCACTTAAACCTAAACCACTATAGCCACTATAGCCAGACCAGCCACTCAAACCAGACAGTCCGCTATAACCGGACCAACCAGAGACAGGACCAACAACTTCGGTTGAGCCGTCGCTGTAGTAGATAATCAAATCACCGTTCGATGGATTGTAAACAATGTTGGTGATTAATTTACCAGGCGACGCGGCATTGGCGATCTGTGACACAGACGCCTGTTTTGTAACTCCGCGTTGTACTACAGGTACCTGTTCATCACCAGTTAATGTGGTGGCGACGGGTAGCTGGGTTATCGACTGATCTGCCATGTATTATGTATATGTAAAGCCACCGTGGAAAGTTGCGTTTCCAAATGGCGAGACTGCCAATACGCCTACAACACCAGTGGTTGCATACGGAGGGACAATCGCAGTAATTTCGGTAGAATTTACCAGTACAAATGAAGCAATCACACCACCAAAGCGGATTGTATTCACATCAGTGAAATTGGCACCTGCAATAACTACATTGGTGCCACCAGATTTGGATCCAGTGTTTGGTGTTACGCTATAAATGTATGGGTTGAGTGTCATTGGAGACGGTACAACGTTACTTGCTGTATTCAGATCTCCTTGTGAACCACTCGCTGGTGGAACACCTTCAATAAAGACTGCGTTGTTGCCATAGCCGTCAGTTGTTAATAACTGATTTGCTGTAAGCGCAATGGATACGTCTGGGCGCGGAAAACGCAACGCAATGTTTTCGGTTTGACGCGCTGGAAGTCTCCAGGGGTCAAAATTATCTAAGTCGTCTTTACAAACACGCATCCCCGGAAAGTTGGGGTCGGGCATTAGCTCGACGTACGGAA